AGACACGTATTGTCTGTTGATACAATTTGCAAATAATGCGACAACCCAGCTAGCGCCAGGGTTTCCCCTTGCTTGTCACACAGGGCTGTCACAAGTCTGTCACAGGCGGTAGGATGTGACAAGCGTTTGTGACAGGGGTTAGGGGTGTGTTGATCAGTGTGGCTGAAGCTGCGGCAGTGTTAGGATTAAAAAGTAGAGGTAGTGTTTATAGGAAAGTAAAAAGCGGAGAGTTAGAAACTGTAACCAGTGGTGATGGTACGCCGTTAATAGAAAGGGATGGTTTGGAGGAGCGGTGGGCAAGTATTACAAGGTTGCGGACTGATTCCCCAAAGGTTGTAAAGGATACGGTTAAGGAGAAGGTAGTAGAGAAGAAGGAGAAAGTAAGCAAGGAGAAGAAAGCAGAGGAAGTGATTGTAGAAGATGATGGAGAGACTCCTGATTTTAATTTAATGCGAGCAAGGAATGAAAAAGAGAAGTGGCTAACTACGAGGTTAAATAGGTTGAGGGAGGAGGAAAAGCTGGTGTACAAGGAGGACATGGAGATAGCATATAATGCTGTGTTATTGCAAATTACAACCAGAGCCAGTGCATTACACAAGATAATAAAGTCTGACATTCCAGAATTGACACATAGTCAAATAGAAAAAATTGAAAGGAGAATTGCTGATGTATTTGAGGCTATTAGCAAGAGTGAATTTGAGGAGATTGAAGAATGATTGATCGTGATGTAAGGGGTTTGGCAAAGCAGTTGGCGAGTAAGCTAAAGCCGAAACCACCATTAAATGGTTTGGAGTATGTAGAAAAGTATGGATATATTACTAGCAAAACAGATGGCCGGATGAAGTGGAGAACAAGGCCATATCAACGTGATTGGTTTTTAGCAATAACAGATCCAGATGTTGAATGTATGGTTTGCATTAAGCCATCGCGGGTTGGGTGGTCACAATATGTAAAGCTAGTTATTCAGTATTTTTGCCATTGGCGACGATCAAAAATTATGGTTGTACAACCTACGGATAGTGAAATACAGAAATATAGCGACGAAGATATTGATTCTATGTTTGACGACAACCATGGCGTACCATGCTTAAAGGGGTTATTAAGCAATAAAAAAACAAAAAGTGCATCAAAGAATACCTATGATTACAAGCAGTTACTAAACGGTGCGTTAATACATCTTGCTAGCGCTGCGACACCTAGATCAGGTCGACGGGTGGAGAGAAATCCGATTTTATTTGAAGAACCTGCAACTTATGATAGTCCAGAAGGAGATACGATCGGCAACTTATTTCAACGTGCAGGTAATGTATGGGATCCATTCTTTACGATTGGCGGTACGCCAATTAGGCCTAATGATTATATGGAGCAGGCGTTTAAGAAGGGGGATCAACAGTTTAGGTATTATCCATGTCCACATTGTGGATTTTATCAGCAGTTGTTGTGGGAGAATTTTATCTTAGATGGCCCGGATGAAGGTAGGATAAGGTGTTCTAATTGTACGGAAGCGATAGATTATAGTCATCTTCGGGATATGGATGAACATGCAGGGTGGGCATGTCCTTTGGGATTAGATCGTAGTAAGCAGATATTAAAGGATGGTATGCCGATATGGCGTAGCCAACAGCAGGGGCCAGGTATGTCTTATCACCGTGCAGCGATGTGGCCAGAGCTTGTAAGCAGATATAAGACAGCATTAGAGCAGATGAAGATGGGAAATCCAGATCCGATGCAAACATTTCATAATACGGATAGGGGAATAGTATGGGAGGATAGTATTGCTGGTAAGTTAACAGCAGATGGTTTATCGGCACGTCGACAGGATATAAATGCAGGAAATGGGTATCCGTGGAATGAAGAGGAATGGGAGGTACCGAATGGAGTTGTATTGCTTACCGGTGGGGTTGACGTGCAGGGTGGTGGTGGAAGTATAGGTGAAAGGTTAGTTTTAACTGTATGGGGCTGGGGATCTGGTGAGGAGGGATGGCATATTGGTCATTGGGAGATTGATGGTGACCCGCAACAAAGAGAAGTATGGGATCAGCTTGATGAAGTCATGGCGAAGGTATGGACAAGACAGGATGGTGGAATGTTGAAGGTGTCGATGGTAGGGATTGACTATGGTGGGCACGCTGGTACACAGGTGCTGGAGTTTTGTAGGAATCGAGTTAATAGATGTGTGCCGATGCGTGGTAGCGGTATGGAAGGAAAGCAGTTGCTAGGCAAGGGTTCACCTGTGGATGTGAACAAAAAAAATCAATCTGTTGTGAAGCGCGGTGTATTGCTTTACATGATTGGTTATGAAGCGAGTGTAAATCATTTGCAAGCTAGGTTAAGAGTAGAGAAGCCAGGGCCAGGGTATTTGCATTTTGGTTTGGCTTCTGATGATCAATTTTTAGGGGAGGTATTTCCGTGGAAGCGTGTACCAAAGAATAGAGAGCGGACCAAGTATAAATGGGAATGTCCCGTAGGTAGCAGGGATGAAGGTGGAGATTGCACAAGGATGGCTTACGCGGCGATGTTGTTGTTTAGCAAGAGATACAATCGTGCTACGATGTGGGATCAATTGGCGGCATTGGTAAAGATGCCGAAGAAGGAGGTTATAAAAGATAGTGAGGAGAATCCGGTACAATCGAGAGTAACCCGGCGACCCGGTAATTTTGTGACGGATTGGTGATGGTTTCCTTCCCGGATCAGGTTCGACAGGGTGACACTGTGGTATGGCGCACCGGTGCGGGTTTGACACCGGTGGGGGATGAGATTAGCAGTTCTGGTGGCTGGAGTTTAATTACTTATGTACGTTTTCCGATTGCTACAGGAGCGACACAATCTAGCGGGATAGCGCATGAAGATGGCTGGCAATCTAGCATTACTGCTAGTGTGACTGGTTTGTTTCCTGTTGGGCAACGCGGATCATGGCAGGAACAAGCAAGTAAAGATGGGGAAGTTTACACGTTGGGAAGTGGTTCATTTGATGTAATTGCAAGTTTAAGCACGGCTGGTGCTGTTGATGGCCGTAGTTTAGCGAGACGTGATCTTGAATCATGCCAAGCTGCGATACGTGACATCTTGGCAAAGGGAGGAATGCAAGAGTACACGATTGGCACACGGACGAAGAAGCTGTATAGGTTAACTGAGTTAATGGAACTAGAGAACAAGTTAAAAGCTGATGTGATTAGAGAAGAAGCAGGGGAGAGCATTAGGAATGGTCGCGGCAATCCGTATAATGTGTTCGTGAGGTTCTGATTATGGGCATTCGGAGTCGGATACGTGAGAATCTGAAATGGATGTGGCAGCCCATTGGCTATGGGCCGACAGTTGAAAACACGCCGAAAGAAGAAAGTAGAGTAAATCGACAGCCAATTTTGCGCGGATTCTCTGGAACTGCTGGAGGAAGATTAACAGCGGATTGGATTACTTCTGGCACGAGCGCTGATGCTGAGCTTCAGGGCAGTCTGCCGAAGTTACGGAATAATGCGCGTGATATGTGTCGCAATACACCGTATGCGGCACAGTTAAAGAGGTTGTATAGAGATAACATTATTGGCCCTGCTGGTATTCAGCTACAGATGAAGGTACCACGTTTGCGTGGTGGTGGGCTAGATGAAGCAGCAAATACATCTATTGAAAGCGGATTTAAGCGATGGTGCCGCGCTGATAGCTGTGATGTACGGGGGCAATCTAGCCTTTTAGCAATGTCATGGTTTGCAGCGATGGCACCTGTAGATTCTGGAGAGATTACATTTAGAATAGTACGACAAGCATTTGGGAAAGATAACAAGATTCCTATAGCGCTAGAAATGATCGAACCGGATCAGTTGGATCTGATGTATATCGGTCCATTGAAAGCATCTGATAATCAATGGAGGATGGGAATTGAACGAGATAAGTGGGGAAGGGCTGTAACGTATGCGATTTTAACTTCCCATCCTGGTGATTATTTAACAGCCAGTAGAAGTGTTGCAAATAGATATAAGCATGAGTTAGTGGATGCTAACGATATTATCCATGTGTTTTTTCCTGATCGTATCAATCAGAGCAGAGGGTATCCGATATTGGCACCAATTATGGCGGATGCTCATCAAACAGATGGGTATGAACAGGCGGTAACTGTAAGAGCAAGGGCGGCTGCAAGTGTGATGGGTTTTATTCGTACACCAGAAGGAGAGATACGAGCTGATGGTATTGAAGGAGAAGGAGAAACTGCGCAACGTGTTACGGAATCACAGCCAGGAGTATGGAAATATCTTGCACCAGGTGAAGAGCCGATCATTCCAGAAATCAAGGCACCAGATAACCAGTATGAAATGTTCGTAAAGAATAAAGGGAAGCGATATGCTGCCGGTGTTGGTGTTAGTTATTCTACAATTACCCGCGATGCTGGCGAGGCAAGTTATAGTAGCGAACGACAGCAGTATTTACAAGATCAGGATGCGTGGTCTGTTTTGCAGCAGATCATTATTGAGCAATTACATGATCGTGTGTTTCGTGAATGGTTGCCGGTTGCTGTATTGGCTGGTGCTGTAACTGCTCCTGATTTTTATGTAAGACCAAATAGATATTATGATGCAGCGCAATGGCAGCCTAGGGGATGGAGTTGGGTTGATCCGAAGAAAGAAGCAGAAGGTTATGTGATTATGGAACAACAGGGGTATATTTCAAAGATGGAGATATGCGCGATGAGAGGAACGGATTACGAAACTGTTTTGAAGAATAGGCAAAGGCAACGTGAGCTAGAAAGACAGTATTCTGATTCTGCAACAGTTGAAGAATTAGTTGCTGTATCGGCGACACCAGCTGCAGCAGGTGGTGACCAATCACAGGGGGATTCGACTGATGGCTGATCTGATGCCTACCGGTGGGATGCGCGAGGAAGCGCAGCGGTATCGGGATTGGAAGTCGGATGGTCGCCGAGGAGGTACGGCGGTCGCTGCTCGTCGTGCCACACAGATCCTGTCTGGTGATCCGCTGTCAGAGGATACGGTGATCACGATGGCGGCATGGTTCGCCAGGCATGAGGTTGATAAGCAGGGCCAGGGATTCAGCCCTGGAGAGGATGGGTACCCATCGCCCGGCAGGGTTGCATGGGCAGCATGGGGAGGGGATGCGGGGCAGAGTTGGTCAACAGCAAAAGCCGATACAATCAAAAAAGAACGCGAATCACGATCCATGGCAGATACTGGAATGGTAATCAAGGATGATGCTGTAAGCGAACCGGAGGCGCGTGGCCTTACCGCTGATATGACCGCAGCAGATGCGTTGTTGTATCAAGCATTAGAAGAAATTGCCGAAGAGGTTGGCGAGTTTAGCCAAGAAGCTGCGCATTCTT